AGATTAGAAAGAACTGCTTTGATTGCTTCAAGAGTTTGAATGAAGCAGAGAGAGCAGTTGTTATGTATGGTGATGATGCATATCGTGAATCACTAGACCTTGACAATGATGATGCTCCCTGTTGGAAGATACCAAGTAAGGAATCTACAACATTTGTAGGTTGGAATCCTATGTGTATCCCCACGATGGATTACATAGTATGGAAACTAAAACGTCGTGAGCAAATTGCTAAAGGAGAAATTCACTAATGGACTATAAAACTTCTGGAGTTGATATTATCAAAGGACGTTCCTTTGTAGAGTATCTTAAGGTACTGGCACCTAACATTGGTGGTTTCAGTGGAATGATGGAAGTCCCATCAGGATATGAGAAACCTGTATTAGTATCTGGTGCCGATGGTGTCGGAACTAAAATTAACATTTGTAGGATTGCTGATGATTACTCCACTATTGGTCAGGATCTTGTTGCTATGTGTGTCAATGACGTTATATGTTCTGGCGCTAAACCATTATATTTTTTAGATTATGTCTCTGCAAAATCACTTGATGCTAACGTCAGTGATATTGTGTATGGGATTAACGTTGGTTGCACAATGGCGGGAATGGAACTCATAGGTGGAGAAACTGCAGAGCATTTCAGAGCAACTGACTATGACCTTGCTGGTTTCTGTACTGGTATTGTAGAGAAGAATGATATTGTTAATGGTAGTAACATCAGACCTGGTGATGTAATCATTGGTATTGAGAGCAGTGGATTTCATAGTAATGGATATACTCTTATCAATGATATGTTGTCTAGAGATTTTATTTCATATAAGTACATGCCTGAGTTGCTAAGACCAACTACCATCTATGCCCGTCTCATTCAGCACCTGTTGGACGAAGTTCCTATCCTAGGCATGGCACATATTACTGGGGGAGGACTTCCTGAGAACCTTCCTAGGTGCCTTCCAAAGGGTCTGACTGTTGACGTGGACTATGGAGCATGGGATGTACCAGACATGTTTGAGATTATTCAGAATGCAGGTAATATTTCTGACAATGAGATGAGAAATGTATTCAATATGGGTATTGGATTCTGTTTGGTGGTTCCACAAGAAGTAGCAACATTAACTCAGGACTTGATTTCTGATACTCCTTTTGGTATGCAGTCCTGGGTTATTGGAAAAGTGTTAGGAAACTAAAATTATCTTTTTTAAAATAAAAAAAAATTATATAGATATTGTAGTTTAATTGACTAATATGAAGTTCTTTTTTGCTCTTCTTGCGACACTTTTCCTAGCAGTTCCAGTATGGGCTGCAGACATTACGATGGGATCAAACGGAAACTTGATTTTTGATCCATCAGAGGTTACAATATCCGCAGGAGATACAGTTCATTTCTTGAATGGTATGCTCCCACCTCACAACATTATTGTTGAAGGTCGTGCTGATCTTTCTAGAGAATCACTGATGTTTAATCCTGGCGAATCGCAAGATATTATTTTTGCTGATGTTGGAGATTATGATTTCTTCTGTGGTCCACACCAAGGAGCAGGAATGACCGGAGTTATCCACGTCGAATAATGAAATACACACACAACTATATGAAAATTTTTCTTGATACTGCTGATCATTTGGCAATTGAAGAATATTATGCAACAGGATTGATTGATGGTGTTACTACTAATCCAACTTTGATTATGAAAGCAGGAAGAAATCCTGATGATGTCTATCAACACATCAAAGATGTTGGTATTAAAGACATCAGCATGGAAGTTATGGGTAATGAAGGTGAGATGTACTGTGAAGCCAAACGTCTTTATGAAAAGTTTGGTGACGTTGCTACAATTAAAGTTCCCTGTACTCGGGATGGTCTGAAAGTGTGTAAATCTTTGTCTGACCAGAACATTAATGTTAATGTTACACTCATCTTCTGTGCTGCTCAGGCAGTCTTAGCAGCAAAGGCAGGGGCAACATATGTTTCTCCCTTTGTAGGACGGTTGGACGACCAGTCAGTAGCAGGTTTAGAGGTTGTTAGAAGTATCTCTGAACTGTATCGTATTCATGGAGTCAGGACCCAAGTTCTTGCTGCATCTATTCGTAGTGTTCAACGTGCAATTCGTTCATGGTATAATGGTGCTCAGATTTGTACCATGTCACCTAAAGTATTTAATCAGATGTATGATCACATCCTTACAGACAAAGGTATGGAAATTTTTGAAAACGATTGGAGAGAAGTAAAGCAGTGACATTTACAGTATATTCTAGGGACGGTTGCCCCTATTGTGATAAGGTTCAACAGGTATTACAACTTGCAGAAATCAAGCATGTGATATATAAACTTAACAGGGACTTCACCCGTGAGGAATTTTATGATAAGTTTGGGAAAGGATCTACCTTCCCAAGAGTTATCAAAGATGATACAATAATTGGTGGATGCACTGAAACTGTTAAGTATTTGCGGGAGCAAAAATTGGTCTAATGGAAACAAACCTCAACGACATCTATGATCTTATTGAACATGCAATTGACTATGCCTTTGAGGGTAAAATAAATTTAAAATTTTATGATTACTTAAGAGCAAACAAAGTCAAGAAACATGAGATAGATTTGTTCATTGATAGTTCTACAGTTCTTGAACTGAATGATATCATTAAAGATCTAGGTGAATATATTGAAGGAGGTGCTGACAATCAACACAAACAATTGCGAGAAGCATACGGACACATTCCTAAACCTCAAGCAAGAAAAATAAAAGTTTATTTGTATGGCATCTTGGAAGATGCATGGAGGTATAGTCATGAACGACGACCTGGACGAAGAAAGAAGCAATCTAAATAACGATGAGACCCACATTAATCGTGGGGTAGAGTTGTTACTAAGAAATAGGAGGAGTAAACCAGATCCACCCAAAACTTTTCAGATAAAGTTTGGTAAGATGATTTCATTCCTTAGACGAGAGATTGTTTTTCACTTTAACTTTTATCTGGATATTCGAAAGAAATAATTCTCTGGAGTAAAAACATGTTAGCAGTAACACTTACGATTGGAACTCTTGTTTCAATCATGTTCTTTTTTGTAGGAGGTGTGGTAGGATGGTTAGCAAGAGAGAATACATGGGTAAATCAACCAGTTTATACTCATCCAGAGATGTTTGATGAAAACGGAAATGTATTACCTGACGAAATTTTAGCAGTACGATTTGAAAATGGCTATGACGAACTCGACGAAACAGATGACGACTAAACAGAAATTACCACCGAATCCATTTCAACATGAGATTCTTGAACTTGTTAGTAAGCAAAGATCAAAAGCAAAGAAAGTTGAAATCCTACAAGAGTATGCTAATGATGCTCTAAAGGTTCTTCTTATTTGGAATTTTGACGACACAGCTATTTCTGTGCTTCCAAAAGGTCATGTCCCTTATACCGAAAATGAAGTACCTGTAGGAACAGATCATACCTCACTTCGTTATGAGTATAAACATCTTTTTAATTTTGTAAAAGGTGGCAATGACTCTCTTACTTCACTCCGTAGGGAGACTATGTTCATTCAAATTCTTGAAGGACTACATCCAGAGGAAGCAAAACTTCTTTGTCTAGTGAAAGACAAAGAACTTCAAACAAAATATAAATTGACATACGAAATAGTATCTCAAGCATATCCAGATATTAATTGGGGTGGTCGTTCATGACAGTTGCTGTAGAACAGGAAAAGGAAATGGCAGACTACGGTCCAGAAGAAAGTAAAATCAATCCATCTGATTATGATTGCCAGATTATTCTTGAAAAAACAACAATTGAAATTGCAAATGATAAGTCTTTTCCTACGGACGCAAGACTTATCTGGTACATTGTTGATGGTGTAGAGTGTATGGACCTTACTCGTTGTAGTAAAGTATCAAAGATGTTTGATATGTATTACGATCGATATGGTAAGGGATCGGTTCAAAGAATTGATTTTGGATATGGATCTATCAATCCAAGACTCTGGGGCAATAAACCAAAAAAGGAGAAGGAGAAGAAGAGGAAATGAATGAAGATAAAATTAAAAATCAAATTAATGAATTGATCAAAGATGAAATTCAAGAGGTGATCAATGATTATGTTGATGCAAAAGAATCCACTCAAGAGAGTGGTCTTGGATTTGTTCAAACTGAGGACGAGAAAGAATTGAAGGTGAAGGTATCAAAAAACGAAATTGATAAAATCATCAAGGAGTATAAGAAGATTAAAAAAAGTCAAAGATCAAATCTATCTCAAGTTAGGAAACTTGGATTACTTGATAAGCACGGTAGACCATTAAAATAAATATTAACGTTAAAGGAGTGCTTATGCTTTCTACGCAATATAGATTGCGCCTTGAGGCCATATGTGAAAAAATTGTTAATAATGAAGAAGTAAGTCTAGATGATA